CCAAATCAGTATCCGCGCCGGATCTGATGTGAACCTTTGCAAGTGCGGTGTTTGTGCGGCCAAGCCGGATCGAATCAACGCCATCATCACCGATGTGCATGTTATCTGTAGCGCGGATCTTCAGGCTTCCGGCCGTTGTGATGTGGCTTGTTGTGATGCCGTCCGGAGTGAACGACAGATCAGAGATATTGAGATCCGTGGGCGTCAACGTGAGATCGCCCGTGCTTGCCCCTGTGGCGGCTGTTGTAGCTGCAACCCAGGTGTCGCCGCTCTCATCCCATACAAAAGCAGCGTTGGTGCTGTCGCCGCGTTCGACAACGATACCACTGTCACCTGAAGGGGTGCCCGTTGTGCCGTTCGCAAGCTCGATCAACTTGTCTGCGATCACGGTGTTTGTTGATTGAATAGTGGTGAGCGTTCCGTTGACAGTCAACCCTGCAAAGGTTGGGCTGTCTGATGTGCTCAGGTCTTGAGGTGTCGACGGTTTGTAAGGCATTACACACCCTCATAGGTTTTGATCTTAACGACCGTTGATGCGGTGCCGCTGGCGACCCAAATGCTGTGATCGGTTGCGCTCTTGGGGATCGGCCACCAATATGCTTGATCGGCCGTTACGGGCCACGTCTTTTCTGAGCCAATCACCGCAGCGTCTGTGCCGCCGTTGTGAATTACCACACCATCATTGGTAATAAACACAACTTCACACATCAACGCAGAGCCATTGATCTTGATCTCCTGCATCGTGTTGGGCGTTCCGCTCAGTGTCACCTGTGCATCGCCAACAGTAGATGCCCCTACTTCAACATTCACCACAGCCATTGATCCCCCTTGGGTTTTCGGTATTGTATCAAACTAATGCATCCCGCGCCCAGTGTGGCACGGTAACGAATGAAACTTCAGCCACGCCGGGTGCCCTCACAACGCCCGTCACAATGCAAACAGCCTCATCAAAACCTGTGGCCGTGTCGGTCAATGTCACAACATCACCGGCTTCGAGGTTTTGATACTTCTGATTCAATCGATAGGTTACGGATCGCCGGGTTTGGCTGTGGAATCGGATCTTCCAATCGAGCACAGCCAACGCTGTCTCATCACGCTCAATGCATGGCAGCTCCAAAATTGGAGCCTCGCGCAAGCCATACCGCGTCCAACTCGCCCAGGCATATGGATTGACTATCACATCGTGTGCATCGCTTGGGTTGGCGTGTGCGTATGTTAGCTGCTTGCGATAGTTCCCATCGGGGCCTGTCATCGCGTACCGTACCGTGAGCCGGTTGAAGACCTCCCCGACCCCAGACACGTCAACAGGTGACACCCGATCACCAAACTCGCGATCCACATCGATGGCCTCGGTCGCGTCGGCTTTTGTCGCGTCCCATTTCCAGTACACAAAGCCCAAGCCCTCCGTGCGTATTTGCGGGCTGAGGGGTAACGCTGGGAGAATGTCTTCACTGATAATCTCAATTGGCGATCGGGGCTCATTGATCCAAAAGTCCAACGCATAGCCGTTGACCTGTTTGAGCACAGCCCGTGATCTCAGTGTATCAACCCTGAGCCCGCTCTTGGTCAAAAGGTATTCGATCACTTCACCGGCACCTGTGCGCGGGGCCGTGCGGTCTGCGTTCAGTACACCGCCCCGGCCAATCCATGCGCACCAAATCTCTTGCCCAACTTGCACCCGCGTGCGCAACCCTGCGCTCACTCCAACATAGGAGAATTCGGCAATGGTCACGGTGTTGCCGTGGCCGTCCTGGGTGTGTGTTGCTTCGGCCCTGTGCGGGGTTGCCCAGTCATCGCTGAACATTAAAACCTCACCGGCTGCCGATGTGCCCCCATAGGTTGCGCCAGCATCGGGCCACGTTTCATGCCCTGCGATCAACACCGTTGCAGTTGCGTTGCTGTTGTCTTCGGTGTCTTGATCAATGCGCACTAACATTGCCGGGGTTGCATCAAACATCGAGCTGTCTTGACCCCACCACAACAGCGGGGGATGGGTGCCGGGTTGGCCGAATACATGGGGATAGTATGAGCCAACAATTGAGTCATCAATGTTGACGCTGTAGCTGCCAACCTCAACACGGGGCCAACTTGTTTGATCGATCACGCTCTGCGTTGTTGGAAACTGCAACGGATCAAGGTGATCCGATTCCTGCAAGGTGAACGATACGGGCTCATTGACCGCGCCATAGCTGGGGCTGTCTAAAAAACCAGACACAACGATCTGCCTGTCTTCGTAACTGTTGCCAACAATGTGCAGAGACAGTTCACCGGTTGCTGTGCCAATGTCCCTCACCGTGTCGCTGATGGCTTGCCAGCCTTCCTCTTGTCCTGATTGAAACAACACAGAGACAGACACCTCACGGGTTGTCGCCTCAGCATCAAGCAACCCAACGGCATCCTCATATTCAAGAAATTCAAGCCCGCCCGTGTACTGAACCAAAGACGGCCCAAGCCCCGGCTCACCGATCGTCACGTTGAGCACATCAGTGCTGAACCGGTAAACCTTGCCCCGAATAGTCAGATCAAGCAACCAAACCAGGCGGCCCGCCTCAAGGTCTGAACGGTTCCACGGCATGGGCTAAACTTCCTCATCAATGACAATCTGATTGATCGTTATCACTTCGTTTGTGCCCTCATCGCCCAACACTGTGGTCTGAGTAACCGGCGAAACTATGCGCCCATAAACGCTCTGATCCTTGCCCATGATGTTGGCTGTGGTTGCATTGAGGCTCGGAATGTTTGACAAATAGACAACCGGCTCATTGGCACCTTGCAACCGACGCAACACACCGGCCATCGATGTGGGATCGTTGCGCACTGCGACCGCAGCACCAATGCCCATGTTGATGACGTCAAAATCTGTGGGGCTTGTGCCTTGGGTTTTCGTTGCATCCCATCCCTCACCCCATGCAAATTGCACCTGACGCCGAAGGGGCCCAAGGCGCTCAACCATGCGATCGCCTGTGCGGCCTGTGGTTATTTCTTGGTTGGGTTGCAACTCAACGGTGCGGCCCCAGCTATAGTCTTGACCAAAGACCATCACCGGCCCAATTACACAGGCCCCGATCTTGAAATAGCCCTCGGCCGTTTTCTGCACAGGTATGCGGATCCGGTATTTAGTGTGGGCGGTTGTGTGATTCATCACGATCAACGTGGCTGCGTTTTCTCTGATTTCAAAATTGCCCGTCGATGCAATGCCCGCAACAGATCCCTCAACTTCAAGCTCAACAGGCTTGGCATGCACTGTGCCTGAGCTTGCACTGTATGAGCCCTCGCAGTTGTGCAGAATTCTGCGCACAGTTTCAGAGCCCCCGCCGGCATCGAATACCGCGTAACTGTCGGCCATTTCTTCGAGCTGCACATAACGTGAGCCGCCATATGTGCCGGAGGCTTGAGGCTTCACCGTGTTGCCCGTGAGCGAGTATTTCAAGCCGTCAAAATCTGTGGCCGTGTTGATGGTGCCGATCGTTGTCCAGCTACCCCCGCCGAAGCTCTCAAGGTATGCAGTCTTGAAATTGATCCCCGACAAGTGAACACCCAACACTGGGCTCAATGGCCGACTCGCAACCCCGCCCGCTATGCTGTACTCAAGGGTGATCTCGGTGTCGTCATCAAGGCTGCGCCATTCCATGCGCGGGGATGCTGCGATGTCAGGGTGTGCGGCCTTTACCGGGTATTGATAGTCATTCTCTGCGGTCCAGGTGTCACCAATGAACGCCGCAGATCCCTTGCTCTGAAGCTGCCACCCTTCGGCCATGTACGTGTCGTATATGCTGAACGGCCGGCCAAACAGATAGGTAGGGTGATAATTAGCGTTGGTCCAATCACGGTTTGCCGCTGTGGCTGTCAATCCAAACTGCACCGATTGGAAATAATTCGTGTAGGTGTCGAGGTGCACATTGCCGAATGTTGCATCGGTACCCATTGACCCCGGCGTGCTCACTGCGTTGGTTTGTACAATCGTCCACTTTGTATCGTGCGGGGCTTTGTACATCACCCACGGTGTGTTGCTGTCGCCATAGGTTAACAGCCACTGCCGTTGCTCATCGGCAAGCGTAAGCAGTGCAGAATTGGGCGCGGGGCTCGCTCCTGTGTAATCAAACACTTGGGCATAGTCTTTGGAAAATCGGATCTCTGTGCCCTTGAGTCTAATCGATCCGTATTTCTGCGTGAGGTTGCCGCCGCTCAAGGTGCCTGCGGTGCCTCCCTGGACCTGTGCCCATATCATTGACGGCCCTGTTGAAAATCCAAATTGGGCCCGACCTGTTGAACTCACCAACTCAACGCCCTTTGTTGTCACCGTTTCGGTTGTGTTTGTGTTTGTTCCGGCTGCTGAAAACGTGGCGTGACCACCGGCCACATTGGTGGGCGTGTCAATGCTTAAATAGTTGTAGTACATCGGCGACGATTGAAGATCGTAATTGCTTGTGCCCGCAAGGTGGATCTGCAACGCATGACCACGCCCAGCCGCGCCGCTCTGCACGTTGCCCTCATTGGTGGATTCAGATCCGGTTATCAACAACAGCCCGTCTTTGTAGGGTGTGATCGTTGACCTGTTGATCAAATCAGTTTTGGCAGCCCAGGTGCCGACCCCTGCAACCTCGCCAACTTGGCTAAGTATTTCCCATTGAGTATCTGACAGACCTGTGTCCGACATCGTGAAGAACTCACCCCGGCCGCGTGTGTCTGTGATTACTGTTTGCGGGTTTCTGTGCGTTGTGCGCTCGATTCGAGCCTCGCCCGTTTGCAATGCGCTGCCGGTGTGTGTGTTCTGATGCACCAACGCAACAAAGCCCTCACTGTCTGTGCATACTGCAAAGCGACCATACGCCGGGGTGCCGGTGTTAAAGTCAGCAACATTGGTGCCGAATTCCGGATTGGTTGCGAACTTGGCATATGGCCCCGCCTTGCGTGTCACATTGATGTTGCGACTGTTTGCCGATGCCGGCTCAGCTTTGGTGGCGTAATACAACATCACTTGCCCGTTGGGGTCAACCAGCAGCCGCGGATCATACACCGCAGCAACAGAGGTGCCCGACCCCGTAACGCTCACAAGTGTTGGTTGTATGCGTTCAACCAAGGTCCAGGTTGCCCCAAAGTCTTCGGAGACGTAGTGATCGATCTCGTGATGATAAACAGGCCCGCCGGTGATGCCGTAGGTTTGCCGCACCAATGTAATGTATCCATTGTGATACACGGCCTGATAGTGCACAACGCTGCGCCGTGCGCTTGAGGCAATATCGGGCTCAACGATTCCATAGTTGCCATAGCTCGTGTCGTTTTCAGCTTGGGCCGTGTGCCAAGTAGCCCCGCGATCGTCTGAGTAGTACAATTGAATTTGGATAAAGTCTTTGTCGACAAAGACCAACAAACGCCCCGAGGGCAACTCAACAATCGTGCATGGGCCATACTTGCCGGCCGCCTCGGCTACAACATCGGCTGTCGTCCATGCGTTTGTAGCCGGGTTCAGTGTTGAAACCTTGACGCAACCCGAAGCCCCAACGCCTGTCTCAACCTGACTGTAAACGCAGTGCACGTATTCATCCCGCGTGGTGATTGCATGCGGCCAAGCACACCCAATACGGGTTGCACTTTCGAGCTGGAACACTTGCCCAATTGTGATCTGATTGTATGGAAACCACCCGCGCCAATCGGTTGCATTTTCGCTCTGTTGTTTCCACGCCCATCGGCCGCCACGGTCTGTGCCTGTAGCGTTGCCAGGTTTCACACATTGTATGTTGTACTTTTGTTCGGCTGTCGATGTCCCAACAGCCTCAAGATCCATGTAGCCTTCCCCATCTGTGACAACAGGCTCACCAACAACAGGGCCCGCTTGTTGCGTGGCAGGAGCAATTGTGACCGTTGACGAATGGAACCGATCGTCACGTAGAATCAAACCCCGGTAATTGTCTTGGTTGTGTGTTCCCATTATCCTGCCCGCCTGTGTGGATTGCGTCTGCCTCTGCGGTTGCGCTTGTTCAACTCTGCGGTGATTGGCCCGCCGCGTTTGATTGAGTCTGTCAGCACAGTATCAAGCACGCGGTGTTTGTACACTTGCTGCACAACGATCGAACCGCCAACACCGGCACCGCCATTGGCTGCACGTAGCCCAGCCTCACCGCCGATCGCACTCATGCCTTGCTGTGTAAGCACACCCTCACCAACGCGCGCACGGATCATGCGCTCATCGGGTTTGATCATCCCGCCCAAGTGCATCGTTGGTGGCTCCTGTGCCGATACTATCGCGGCTTGTGTGCCGCCAAGAGCTGCAATAGTTGCAGCAAACGCAACGCCAGCGGGGCCCCCAGGATCAACGAACGCCCGCATAATTCCCACTGCTGTGTTCATTGCAATTTGACTAAGGTTAGCCGCCTTTTGCAAACGGAACGCGCGCCCTACAGCCTCATTGGCTGCTTGTGTTTCTTTGGTTTTGGCTTGCTCGTTGGCTGTAATTCGCGCCTCAATCAATCCGCGTTCGGCCTCAAGTTCAGCCCGTACACGATCGTTGGTGCTTTCACTGATCTGTGTGTTGATTGCATCGAGTTGATCGCCAAGGCTTTGAGCCCGCTCATCAAATCGATCGAGACTTGCGCGGCCGGCGTCGGTGACTTCTGACAGGTTGAGCTGTGCCAAGTTTGACAGCGCCCCGGTAATGTTGGCACCAAAGGCCCCCATCGTGTTTGCCAACGCTTGCAACTTGGCGCGCGCTTCGTCTGTTTCCAATCGATCGATCGTGCCTTGTAGATCGTTCATCACTGGGATCAACCGCTCTGCGGCTTCTTGGTTCCCTCCGATCTCGCTGCGCAGCTCGCCCATCAGTTTGCGCGCTGTTTCCAACGGGCTCAACTTGGGCCCCATTGCGCTTGCTTTGTTTGCCAAGTCGTCAAACCGTTTGGCGGCTTCTTCTGTTTCGGCCTTCAGTTCTGCCGCTTGTTCTGCGGCATCTAATTTGTCGAAGGCTGCCTCAACCTTAGCAATTGCAGGGGCCAGCTTGACCATTGCCTCTGAGCTTTCCAAGCTCGCAGTTGCAAGGGCATCCAACAGATCGCTCATCTCCTCGAGCTTTGTTTTGGGTTCTTGGCCCAGTTTGTTGGCTTCCTCTATGAGCTTATCGATCGCTGCCGCTTGCTCATCAATCGCGCTCGTTCCCTTCTTTGTGGCTTTGCGGTTTGCCTCATGTGCCTTGCCAGTTTGAAACAGCGTTTCAGCGATCTTGGCTTCTTTGGCTCGCTGTGCGTCCAGTGTTGCGTTGCGACGGGTCAAGACTTTGGTTGCTAATTCCAGCTCGGCCTTTGCCTCTGCGTGTGCCCGTGCGTTGCGTGTGTTCCCTGCCAATGAATCGGCCAACGCTTTTGCCTCTGCGGCTTTTGCGTTGTTGAATCGTTGCTGAGCTTCCTGTTGCTTTTTAATGGCTGCGGCCATTACATCAGATGAAACCGCGGCGGCTTTCATCTCAGCCTTGCGACGGTTCAACACGTCGATGTGTTCCTCGCCGGTTGCGACCAAATTCTCAAGCTGAATTAATGCAACGTCTGACTGAAACGCGTTGACCGCATCGGCCATTTCCTGCGCAGCTTCGGCCATATCTTTGGCTTTCTGCTCAGCTTCCTCTACCTTTTCTTTGTAATGGTTCCAAGCAAACGCCCCGGCCGCCACAGCCGCGGTGAGAATAGCCAGCGGGCCCACGCCGCCTTTCACGCTTTTAATTACACCCTCGAGACCGCCGCCCAATTCACCGATCGAGCTGAACGCTTTCTCAGCCTCTGGGCTCACCATTCCAATCGCCCCACCGATCGCCTTAAGTGCGCTGTCGGCATCGCCGGCGGTATCACCCAATTCGACCATGCCCTCAGACAGATCGTGTGTGTTCTTGACCGCTCCCCGTGAGCCCTTGCCCGCCCGTTTGAATGCGGCTTCGGTTTTCTTTGCTGCCCGTTCTGCGGCCCGCTCTGCGCTCTTGAATTGCTTCTCGAGAGCCTTAACCATTTCTTTGGCTTCTTTCTCGGTCACATTTGGCATCTGAGCCAATTGCTTGGTTAGGTTGCTCAGGTCTGCGTTGAAGCTCAGATCAATTGCGCCACGTGTCGCCATGTTAGCGGCCCTCCAACACTCGCCGCTGTGCGTCGGCAAGGTCTTTGATCAACTTCCGTGATCGTTTCTTCATTGGTTTGCCTATCAACTCGCGCCAATAAAACTTTCGGCTGGGGTATGGGTAGCGCGCCATGTACAAATACCGGCCCTTGGTTGGGTGACTTTGTGCCGGGTTTGTAATTGCAACAGTCACACCCAAGTTGTCTCGCCCTGGGCGCATGTAGGTTGCCCATCGAAAATTGCGGTGACTGTATCCAGTCGAGGCCCAACCCGGCGGGCTGAATCCCTCTTTGCGTTTGCGCCTGTTGCCGCCTCTGTTGGCCTTGGTTGGGCGGGGCCACTCCCGCTTAACGCCTTGGAAAATCTCACGGATCGCTGTTTCCATTGGTTCGCGGATCGCTTTTGTTGAGCCTCGCAACGCCCGATCCAACATCAAATTAGCGTTAGTTATCTCAACGCTTGACTTGGGCGTGCCAACCTTTATGCGTGAGCGTGCCACATCAGCCCCCAACCCAAAACGATTGCGCACTGTCTGAACCGCTCACCACTTGCTTGGCCAACTTAGCAACGCTTCGGCGTGGTTTGTCTGGTCTGTTGACGGCCAACACTGCGATCCGATCCTGTGGGGTCAAGCGGTAGAACCATGACGGATCGCCCGCGTGTTTCAAGCCCAAGAGTATGGCTAACCGGTCGGCCGCTCCTCTTGGGCTTTTGTAAAATTTGCCGCCCTCTCAACATCTGCCTCACGAGGGAACAACGATTCACAGACGGCCGTGAAACATTGAACGCTTGCCTCAAGAAGCTCAGCCCGTTGGTGGCCTTGCTCCATGGCTGCCGAGTAAACCCGGCCCCCATACTTTACAAGGTCAAGCCCGAGATCCTCATAAGTCTCAACGCCGCCCAGGCCCAACGATGGCACACACAGACCAAGGGCACCAAACAGCGTGCGCTGTTGCCGCCTGGGGTGCTTGCTCTCTGCTGAGTATGCAACCGCGATGTCTTCACGTTCTGCAAACGGAGGCAACGCAATTGCAATGTCTTGGCCGTTAAGTTTCACAGTATCTGCCATGGGGTGTCCTTCCTTGGTTGGCTATTATGTGAGCGTGATTGTGCCGTAGCATGTAAAGCTGATCGATACGCTTGAGGGGTCACCCTCTGCGATATCAACAGAGCAAACACAGTCATCAAGCACGATCGTGTGATCAGCGCCGCCACTGTGATCACTTTCCTCAATTGTGAGCGTGAGCTTGACCGCGTAAACCTCAGCAGTTGCGCCCAGGGTAGACACCGCCGAGGCGTGTGATCCCTTCTTGAGCATCAGATCGATCGCTGTGCTGTATCCGGCGTCTGTGATGTCTGTGAGGTGAAAGCTCATTGAGCCTGTTGGAAATGTCTGGTTAGTGTGGCGTACCGATCCCAGGTCACCGCGATCGAGGTAAGTCGTTGTTTCCTTTTGCCCAGCAAGCAAACCAGAGATCGAGAAGTCACCCGCTTCAAATGCAATTGTGTGGGTTGCGGGTGAGCCTGCGCCGTCTGCGATGCTGACTGTCCCGTCTCTGAAGTTCTTGACAACTGTAGAATGAGCCATTGGTCAGCCCCTATGTTTTGGTGGTTTTGGTGGTGGCCTTGCCTTTGGGCTTGGCTTTTGTTTTGGTAATCTTAGCAGGTTTAACGGCCCCGTGCGCAACCAACGCCTCAAGGCATACCATACGGAATTTGGGATCCGTCGATGCCTTGACGTGGTGAGCTGCATTGTCAGCAGTAGCCCAGCCGGGTGCGTGTTTATCAAGCAAAGCCTGTGCGGTTTTTGTGTCCATGTTCAATCCAGGTCTAAAACGTGAAGGGCCGTGAATTCAATATCACCAATAATCCACTCACCAACGGGATCAACTTCGCGCCCCACAACGCCCGCAAAGGTGATCGAAGCATCAGCCGCAAGGGTTGACGTGTTAGCCATAACGGCTTTGATAATCTCGGCCTCTGCGTCAAGGCCCTCGTCATAGCTTGCAACCTGATCCTTGGGCCGCACTCGAATGCAATAGGTAACTCCGATCAAGGTCTGACACACAGCCCCGTCTGTTTTACGTTGCCGCCTGTTTGGCACGGGCTCTGTCCGTGGCACGCCCACTGCAAACCGTTTGTGCAACACACTGCTTGGGTCACGTCCGAAGACGTTGTATGGGTGTTTGGCTACACTAAAACCGGTGACCGCATCGATGGCAGTCTCAACGCGTTGGCGCAAGCTCTTGACCGTTGCAGGCATTACCGACCACCCCATCGGCCCCGTGGTGCGTTGCTCAAATAGATCACAGGCTCATAGCTTGTGCGCTTGCCCTTACCGTCAGACTTTCCATCGTGGTCTGTGTCATAGTCGAAGCTCAGCGAACGCCACGCACTTGCAGCCGTTTTCTTGTGGCTCTCTGCCAAGTCAAGGTATCGGCCCTCGCCGATCGAGCTGGCAAAATCGCGAAAGATCAGTGACAGTGTAGTCTCGAGGTGGATCTCTCTGAGGCTCCAAGGGTCAAGGATCAAATATGGAAACCGACCACGGCCAACAAGCCGGCCAATAATCTGCCGCCATGCCTCATCAATTGGCCCCTGGTAGCTGCTCATATCAGACGGCCGCAAGTCATCGAGATCAGAATAGCAAGCCAACAGATCGGCATCTGTGATCACAGGATGCACAGCCCGCAGCACCAATGCTGCTGACCGCCGGAATGTGCGAGTAACGCCGTCTGAAAACGTCAGCGCCCATTCTTCCTGCCAGCCCTCACCGACCGGCAACGATGCCGGCAACGATGCAGCGTTGATGCTGTACTGTGCGCGGCTCGACGCAATAGTCACGGCCGCCGCGTCAATCTGCGCAACGTGTGATGCGTCGTACAAACTAAAGGTGCCCGATGTCGGGGCTACGAGTGCCCCGTCTCGGTATACCTCAAGCCGCACAAGCTGAGTGCGGCCCCGCTCCAAATAATCAGGGAACGGGATCCGCGCGGTATATGGTTGTTCCCACTCATCCTGTGATGACATCGGGGCACCCTCCTAACAGTTGATCAGGAGTCGCCGTCAATAGCCACCCAAGATCCACCGATCCGGCTGTAGATGCTCTCGGCTGCGGTGCTCGCGTTTGTGCGCATGTAGATCGAACCGTTTGGTTCTGATGCTGACGGAGCGCCCGATCCGGCGGTGATTGTTGGGGTGCTTGCGTCAGCTTCTGTGGCTGAGGTGCGAACACCCAGCCCAACAGCGGCCAACGCTTTGCGGTAACGATATGCGAAAATTGAAGCCATTGAGATCCCTCAATGCACCATTGGTGCGGCTTAGTGGTTTTTGGTTTGTCGCTCGTTGCGGATAAATCCCTGTCTCACCTGCTCGCGCAGCTTTGACCTGTCTATAGTTTGCCCGTTTTGGCGGCTCGCGTCAATGATGCGCTCAGTTGCCCGTTCGATGTTTTCGCGGGTGTTGCGTTCATTACTCATCGCTGACCGCCTTCTTTGCGCGTGTGCGTCTGCGTTTGGGCTTTGGTTTTGGTGCGGCTTTCTTCGCAGCCTCACCGGCCCCATCAACCAATTTCTGTGCAGCCTCAACCTTGGCCTTGACGCTTGGAATGTGCACATCCTTTGCGTTGCGGTTGATCTGCTTGCGGTAGTCTTCGAGCCGTGCCTCAAGTATCTCGGGGATCGGCATTTTGATGATCCCATCCTCAACCAAGCTGCGCCGAAATTCGTTGTAGCCTTCGGCATCGTGGCGAACCACCAAACGGTTGCCCGCTTTGACGGGTTCATCCCAGGTCAAATAATACGACGGCCCGCCGCGGGAGCGGTAGCGCGTCACATATCCAAGCTCACGATCAAGGATTGTCCAGCCGCGGTCTTGAAACCCGATCCGGGCTTGACTGTGATCAATGCCGTTGCCTGTGCTGCGTACACCGTTGACGCCGGGTTTTATCAGCAACTGCTTGAGAATCGGCAACCACTCCCAGGAGCCGTCCTCGCGTTGGTTGGGTTCCCACCCTTGCGGGTTGTGCATCAAGAAGAAATTCGGCCGGGGTGTGCCTGGCAAAATGTTTGCCCCCGGCTTTGTTGATGCTGCGGCCCCTGTCAGTACTACGCCCGACGACCCAAAATCGTGTGCCATGTTGTGTCCTTCCTTGTGTTAAAAAACGAGCGCCCCGAGGGGAGTGGCCCCGGAAGGACGGCCAAGACCGCACCCCCCGAGGCACCCTAAGCGGCCTAATTGGTCGAGAGCAAGCCAACGCCCATGTCATCTTGAATAATGGCCACGCCGGCGTAGTAATGGCCCACAATCTCGGTAAGTGCTTTGCTCGCGTCACGTTGAAACTCGACAACGACAGGCGATGCCGCCGGACGTTGCACAGAGCCCATGCCGATCAGCGGTGCGGCTTCGGCGTAACCGAGGCAACCCTCGGCCCACATCGCGCCATCGTAACCACCGCCGGCGGCTTCACATTGCGTCGAGGTGTACACGTCAACGCCGGCAAACATTCCGGCATAGCCCGCGCCCTTAATGCTGAGCATTTCCTGAGTTGCTGGCACAAACTGAATCGCGCCGGCCTCAGCTCGCACTGATGATTGAAGTTGCCCAAGCTGTTGAGGGTTCAGCAGAGCGTATGTGCGGCCGGTGTTCCCAGCGTTCTGCAAAAACGCGATTGCATCAAACCAATTGTCAACGCTCAGGTTTGTGCCCTTGGACCCTTTGTCATCGCCAAAGTTTGTGATCGCGTTGCCAACAAGCTCCATGAAGCACTGTTCAGCTTCGCCCACCATCGATGCGGCCAAGCGATCAACGCTAATGTCAGAGCCGGGGAACCCGGTAAGCTCAGCAAGATCGCCCAGGTCACGGCGCAAGCTGTAACGGGCCACAGCCAATGCGACGCTTGCATCGGTGAGCGCTGTTTCTGACACGTCGGTGTCTTCGGCCGCAGTCACGGCAAACTTATCAGAGCCATCAAGGCCCGCGATGCGAATTGTGAGCGTGTCGGATCCGCGGCCGTTGATCAGACCGTATGATTTAACGGCACCGCTGTTGCGCATGCTGGAACGATCAGCAAGTTTGAGAGCAATTTCCTGATCAAGAACAGCGGCAAGCCGAAGATCGGTTTCAAGTGAGGCGTGTGTGATTGGCATTGTTGCACCTTATAAAAAGCAAATTTGTTTTTGGTTTTTGCCGTTTGCGCTTTTTACGGGTGCGATCCGATCGGCCTGTCTTAGAGTATTACACGCCCTGGGATTGCGTCAAGCCTGCAATGAGCGTGTCCCTATGAGCTTTGTATTCGTCAAGGCTCATGCTTGCAATGTCACCGGCTGAGGGCATAGCGCGGGCCGGCGGTGTTGCGACCGCTCCTGCGTTGGCACTTGCCACAGGTGCCGGTGTTGGCGCTGCCCCATTGATCACAGGGTTCGGCGGTGCCACATCGGCCGGCGCTGCCTCTGCGGCTGCGGGTATGCCGTTCGGCGGTGCGGGTGTTGGTGCGGGTTGTGTGCTCAACAATGCGCTCACACTCTTGGGCAAGGCATCACGGTTGCCCAGCCAATCCCCAAGGCTCACACCCTCGGGGGCTCTGCGCTCATAGATCGCCAACAGATCGGCCACGTCTTCAGAGTCTGTCACCCCGTGCCGGTACACATCGAGCTGCCGTGTGTGGTTTGTTGCCAAGGTCTGTGCGTGTGTGCGCGCTTCGGCCAACTCTGCGCTCAGGCTTTCAACCTGTTCGGCTTTGGTTTTGAACGTCGCAGCTTCCGCCTTGAGTGCGTCAAGCTGTGCTAACGCCTCACGCTTGTCGGCTGCCATCTTAGACAGTCGATCCTCCGGTATCCATCCCTCAACGCTCTTGCTGCAATGTGGGCAATTTGTCGCCATGTTGTGTCCTTCCTATTGTTGCGGTGCAGGTCGGAAACCAAGCCCGACGTTGCCCATGATGCGAACCGCCGCACCTGGCGGGATTCCAAAAAACTCGATCAGCATGTTTAACCCCGTATCACGGGGCAACCGTTGTGCGGCCACGGCCTCAACAATGCCCTGAGCTGCGGTGACCTGTGCGCCATTAAGCACCACACGATCGCCCGCGTCGGTAATGTTGCCCTCATCGTCAACGGTCGGGGCATCGCCCACCACAGCCGGAGGCACGCCCGCGCCGCCGCTATCACTTGCCGGCGTTGGCGCTATGCTTTCCTCAAGCTGTATCCGTTGCAATGCCTCGATGGCGCGCGCCCTCACTATGCCGGGGTGCAGTTCCATGTATGCGTCAACCTTAGACATGATACCGGCTTGCACCTTTTCGATCAGATCATTGCGCAACCCGTCGCGCTCTTGTTGACTCAACGGGATCGCCTGGTATCGAATTGTGTAGCCCGATTCGGGCACGTTAGCGCCCGCAATACGGTTGAGCATTTTGGCCGAGACAGACAACAGCTCAAGATCGCCGGCCCTAAACATTGGTTCAAATTTGCGTTGGGCTTCCCGCTTGCCTGCGTTCGTTATGCTGATGGCATACCCGCTGCGCGCAGTGCCCCCAAGCCGTTGCAGGTCTGCCGGCGATACTCCGGCAAACTCAGCAACCCGTTGCTCATAACTTGCGATCGCCTCGTGCATTTTCTGAACATCGGCCCCCGCTTGAAACTGCCCCAATGATGGTTGCAGATCGCCTTCTGCTTGAAACATCAAGATCGATGCGGGGTCTGTGCTGATGGCTCGACGGTTGGCGTTGTTGCGGCTGTCCTCCAAACCCAAGCCCATAGGGATGGCTCCAATTGCATACCGCTGCGGCCATGAGGCATCGCGCAACACGTGGCCCAATAGTGAGTAGAACACTGCCGTGTTGAGCGAACCATAGACAACCTCAGATCCCTCGTATGCATCCCAAAGGTTGCCCGTCTTCTCTGCGTGGTACAACACCGCGGGCAAAAACGGTGCCCCGTTGCTGTCACGATACGGGAAGGCATCACCGCTGCGCTCTGTGCCCAGGTATTGAACCGTCAGATCCCGCTGTGCCTTGCCCGCGTGGTCTGTGTTCAAAATGCGTTCAATGGGGTTGG